TGCAGCATGTTGCCCGACAGATTTTTACCAATGGAGTGCTCGCTGTTGAGGCCGCTGGGTACCCCGTTGTTCTCCACGTTCATGACGAAATTGTGGCGGAAGTGCCGATGGACTTTGATCCAGAGATAATGACCAAACTGATGTGTGTGGCTCCTGACTGGATGCCAACAATCCCTCTGGCCGTTGAAACCCACTTAAAATCCCACTACGTCAAATAATATGAAATTTGCCACACTCAAGAATCTTAGCTCGCTCAATGTTACTTGGGAGGAAATAAGCTCCCTCGTCCCCATGTCTTTTGCCAGTAAAAAAGACTTTCAAAAAGAAGTTATCAAGCCCGATTTTGAAGGGGCTTTTATCAGTGCTTACGAAGGGGTCACTCCTTCCCTTCGCATCAACAAAGAGAATCCACCCTTTAAACAGTGGGGCATCGTGGCCGATTATGATTCCGCCATTGATGAGGAAGAAATTGTCAAAGGACTTAATTCCAGAAGTAAAACCGGACTTCGCCCTTCAGGTTACCACCGGACGACTTCCGGGAACCTTCGGGTATTCTGGCAATTTGAAGAAGCCCTTCTCTTGATTCCAGACATACATAAAAAATTCATGAGGGAACTCTCCAAGACGCTGGGGATTCCTAAACTATTTGGGGGTCTTGACCCATGTATTGAGAAGGCTGATGAGTTCTTTGCTTACACGGGCCCTTTCGTAGAATACTCCACTGACACCCTGTCCGCTGCTTTTCTCCAATCCATCATGTTCACCGTCATCGGGAGATATAATTATAAAGGTGACGGGGATGTGGAAGTACCACTGGATAAGGTTTTTGATAAAGTTCAAGACAAATATCCGGGTCGGTGGATGGGGGGAATCTTTTCCGATGGAGGTCGAGGTAATTGTTTCTGGGACCCCGCCTCAGTTAATCCCACTTCAGCAATCATTACAAAGACAGGTATGGTTGCTTTCGGGCAACACAAGGTATTTTTTGGATGGGGTGAATTGCTCGGTGCAGACTTCATTCGGGAGTTTAAAGAGAATACCATCGGGCTTCCCGTTCATTCCATTTGGTTTGATGGGAAAAGTTACTGGTGGAAGAACACTCGCAATGAGTGGAGGCCCCAGACAAAAGAGGATACCGCTGCTTTTCTCCGCTGCACTTATGGTCTGAAAAGCCGCCCTGCCGATGGGGAAGTTGCCAGTGAAATTGACATGTGTATGAACATGATTCGTGAAACTAAAACTCTCGATGGTGCGGCTCCAATCATCTACGGGCATGATGGGATTATTGAGTACGATACCATGAGAATTCTCAACACGGCTCGTCGTCAGGTGATTAATCCCGTTGACATAACTCTGACTGGCTGGGGAGATAATTTTCCTTGGTTGGCTGAATTCCTCGACGCTTTTTTTGAACCCGCTTCCTCCCGAGATTACTTCCTCGCGTGGCTCAAGCGGTTTTATGAATCCGCCTATTCTAAGAAACTCAGTCAGGGGCACGCTCTCTTTATTGCTGGTGGTGTAGGTAAGGGTAAAACGCTCCTCGGGAATGTGATTGTTGGAGGTTTGATGGGGGGTGGGAGTGATGCGGGGGAATATCTTCTGTCTGAAACCAACTTTAATAAAGAACTTATGGAGGTTGGAGTTTGGAATGTTGATGATAACACCAGCAGTGCCAACGCTCAGACTCACAAAAGATTTTCTGAAATGATTAAGAAGATTGTGGCCAATACCCGCCACAAGTATCATGCTAAATTCCGGGATTCTGTCATTGTGGAGTGGAAGGGGCGCGTCATTGTTACTCTCAATGATGATCCCGAATCCATTCGTCAGATTCCACAAACAGACATTTCGGTGCTGGACAAAATTATGCTGTTCAAGGTGGCTAACCATAAGATCAAATTTCCAGCTAATGACAAGCTTGAAAAAATGATTAAGGAGGAGATGCCATTCTTTTCTCGGTGGCTTCTTGATTGGAAGATACCCGACGAAATTGCGGCTGAGAATCGGTATGGGATTCACCCTTTTCACCATCCTGTGCTGCTTGAAGATTCCCGTTCCATGGGAGCCTCCAGCATTTTCAGTGAGCTCGTTGATCTGATGGCTGAGAATCTCCTTCTCGTGTTCCCCGACAAAGAATATTGGGAATGTACCTCGACAGAGTTCATTAAATACCTCACGAATGATCCAGACCTCCGCGAGATTTCCCGACCCTACACAAGTTCCCCAGATACGATTGGTAAACGCCTGTCGGCTCTGTTTAACATCGAGGGGTCGAGAATATCCAAACACAGTGGTCCCAATAATAAAGGGCTTATCTGGAGAGTTGATATACGGGAGAGGGAACGTAAAAGCCAAAAAGTTCCACAGGCCCCAAAAACCAATTAAGAAGGATGTGAATGAAAATTAAATACGGACGCAAGTGGGATGAAAATGAGTGGTCAGATCTCAGTATTGAGCTCTGGGCGTTCCGTCAGGGGTTAGATGAAAAGAATAAGGGTCTCGGGAAGCTTCAGCATTTCAAGAATGTTTGTGAGATGCTGTGGCCCTTTGACCGTAAAACCAACCCCAAGGGATTTGAGTTTAACCCGTGGGCGGAGCGGATGGCCGAACTTGCCTGTGAGCATAAATATCTTGGGATTTCAGGTCCAAAATCCTCGGGTAAGACCGAGTTCTTTGCAGTCTGGGCTTTGGTTAATTGGCTGGCCGCCCCCCGAGATACCCTTGTTTTGGTCACATCCACATCCCTGAAAGAAGCTCGCAAACGTATCTGGGGCTCCATTCGGGAAAGATACCTCCAACTGGCCAAGTCTCCAGTGGGTAATGCGTCTGTGGGCAAGCTGGTTGATTCACAGGGGATCATCCGGTTAGATGATGAAGAGTCGGGGTCATCTGATAAGAGTTCCATTTCGCTGATCCCCTCGTCACCGGAAAAAGAGCAGCAAGCCACCGCCAAACTCATTGGGTTAAAACAGTCTCGGGTATTCCTAATCGGGGATGAAATGACTGATATTTCTTCCTCAGTCGTTGAAGCTTGTTTTAATCTGAACTCTAATGCAGTTTTCCAGTTCATTGCCCTCGGAAACTTCAAGAGCCTTTATGATCCATTTGGTCAGTTTATTACTCCTAAAAATGGGTGGAAATCAATCAATGTTGACACCGAACTCTACGAGACAAAGATGGGGGTGTGCCTTCACCTTGACGGAACCAAATCCCCCAACCTTGATAATGATGATTGTTGGCCATATATTTACACATCCAAGATGCTTAAAGAAGCAATTAAAAATGAGACCCCCAACTCAATTTCTTTCTGGAGGTTTACCCGATCTTTCCCGGCCCCGCAGGGGTCTGAAGAGCTTATTTATTCGGAGTCTGATCTCCTTCAGTTCAATGCCGAGCGGCGGGTTGAATTAATTAATCCGGTACAGGTCGCGGGAATTGATCCGGGGTTTACCAATGGAGGGGATCGATTTGTTGTTTATATTTCCGAGTATGGTAAAACCAAGGATGGGGAGAAAGTATTTCAATTTAAGGAGTTTGTTGAATTAATCGAAGATGTGACTTTACCCAAGTCCCGAAGTTTCCAGATGGCCGAGCAAGTTAAAGAACTCCTCGATGCCAAAGGGGTAAGCCCTAAATACACGGGTGTTGATTCCACGGGTGCGGGTTCTCCATTTTGTGACGTATTATCTGAACTTTGGAGTCCGATGATCCTCCGTGTTGGCTTTCAGGAATCTGCTTCCCAATCCCCCGTTTCAATGACTTCGGATGTAAAGGCTTACGATAAATATATTCGCCGAGTCACTGAAGTTTGGTATTCAGGGGTCGAATTTCTGAGAGCATTTCAATTATGTGGGGTAATCCCCGCATTGGCCAAGGAGCTAACCGCTCGGCGGTACATGTTTGGCACCGGAAATAAAATCCAAGTTGAGCCCAAACCCGATATGAAAGCCAGAACGGGGAGGAGCCCTGATATTGCGGACGCTGCTTTGTTGAGTTTGGATGTGGTTCGGCAGCGGCTGGGGGCGGTTCCCGGCGGATTAATTGGAGGAAAGAAAAGAACTCCCTTGACAGATATTCAGAAAAAGCTTGATATTTTTGACCGTAATGGTAAACACTCACTAAACAGCACTACCCCCACACTCAGGAATAAATCAAAATGGATGACCTAAAACCAATTGTAAAATCACCTACGGGTGAAGTTGAGATACCCCCCTCGCGGTTGGGGGATGCCACATCAGCGGAACTCCTTTTTAATAAATTAGATATGGCGGATAATACTTCTGGAGAGGAGAGAGCTAAATGTGATGCCATGTATGATGGCGAACAGCCCTATGATCCGGCAGAACTTCGCGCCATGGGTCGGAGTTATCAAGCCAATTTGAACTGGGGGGAAGCCTTTGCTGATCTTGAGGCATCCATGCTCGCCTACAATGATCTTGTTTTAAGTGTGCCCCGCATCGCAGACTTTCAAACAGCCTACGGTGATTCGGTTCAGCGGGGTGAATACTCAGGTCTTATTTCACAGGCGTACGATAAATTTCTAAAAGCATGGCCGAGTTTCTTTCATGAATATCAGAAGCTAACCAATCAATTTGTGCGCCACGGTATGGGATTTGCTCTGTTCCCTGACAGGCAAAACCCGCTCTGGTGTGCCGAAGGACTCAAGAGTGTTAAGCTTTATCAGGGGGCCTCTTGTAATGAGGAGGATAATGAAGTCATCTGTGTAAAGAAAAATTTATCTGTCCACGATTTGTGGAGTAAAGTAAAGGAGATGGATAAAGCAACCAAGGCTGGTTGGAATTATAATGCTGTTATTGATGCTCTTACAAATGCCTGTAGCCAAGATGCCAAACCCGGTGAGTGGGAGGAATTACAGAAGCAGCTTAAGTCAAATGATTTAACTGTTTCCTACGCAAAATCCTCTGAAATTCCCATAGCCCATATTTATGTCAAGGAATTTGATGGAACATATACCCACGCTATTATCCTCCAAGAAGGGGGTAAAGGAGAGTATTTGTATATAAATCGGGGCAGATTTACGCGCATTAATCAAGCCATTGTCTTTTTTCCATACGGAATTGGTAATGATGGGGCTGCTTATTCCATTCGGGGACAGGGGTATAAAATATTTCCACACGTTCAAGTTTCTAATAGGCTCCGGTGTTCCATGTATGACGGGGCGATGCTGGGCACTTCTCTTATTTTGCAGACCACAACCGGAGCGGATCTTACTCAAATGGCAGTCACATACGCCGGGCCTCTGGCATTAATTCCGGGTGGGGCAACTGTCCAACAGACCAATTACCCAAATCTGGCTGAAAGGGTTCTCCCCATTCTTGGAGATCTGACCCGTTCCCGCCAGAATAATATTGGTGGATTTAGTGCTCGGCAACTTTCGCCGGATGGACAGGGGGGCCGCACTGCCCAAGAAGTACGAGCCCAAATTGAAAAAGAAGCCTCCATAACCTCTGG